ATGGCTGGAGCGGCTTGTCAAGGAGTGGTGGCCGGTTCACCAGGTGGCACAGTGCCAAGGGCTGGTTCGCCGTATTCAGTTGGTGGTGTCTCTCATCTCTTCTGGTTGAAGTTTCGAGACTCTCCTCACCCTTAACAGGGAGAGTCGAGTAACTCTCAACATTCAAAGAAGAGTATGGGTTTAGCCTAGCACCGCTGATCGGTGGACAGTGACAGCAAGTGGCACATAGTACAGCCTGATCCCTGTTGTTGCAGTGGTTATCAGGGTTGCTTATGGTACAGTGTTTAGCTGAGATCGGTTGGTATCACTGGATTCTCAATAGTGTTCTCAGTAAGGGTCTACAGATGTGTCAGATGTGGTTATGCGTGGTGCCGCATAGTTGTTGCTGCCTCTCGCGCGTGTGCGCCTGCCTGCACGCCTATGTCCTGCGTACCTGTGTGTGATGCAGATGCGCTGGACACGTGCATACACGCGTGTGCGTGCGTACATGCGGGTGGCGGGCAGGTGTGTACGTGTGCATTCGGGGGCACCCCTATGGGGGGTTGCGTCGCTGTTTCAGCGTAGTATAAGGCTTGAGAAATTTCTGTTAAAAACTAACGACTCCTATTCGCTATTCGGAAATAGAGAACACAGCCTCATACGTATTAGGAAAAGACTGCTGTATAAGGCCTCTACAAGCCTCTGCAATACGCTTGTGCTCCAGTTGTGTACCATTCCCACACCGAAGGTTACAATAGTGTATCCAGGACCGCAGAGTACCATTCATATAAAGCTTAGTAGGAGTTGCTAATGGCAGCACTTCACGGGCACACTCCTTGGCTACCCCAGCTTCCAGCAATCTTCCATACAGTGCTACACCTTCATCAAAGTGATCAACAATCTGTTGTTGTAAGTAAGCAACCTCCATGCTATCTAGATCATCAATGCTATTCTGTCGGTTCTTAGTATCTTGCCTGCGTAGTTGAGGCAGGACGGGTTCACCAACTACTTGCGCATACCGTTGACTAAACTCCTGGAAGCTAAAGGACCTATGTCGAATAATTTGTGCAGCAATACTTCTTGTTGTCTCTATCTCTACACACATGTTCACCATTTCAAACGGTGACCAGTGGTTATGTTTAATAAGGTAGCTAATTAAACGAGCACTATCTTTAGTGTTTTGATTAGCTGGGTTAGAAACACGTGCCATATAGGCAATAAGGTCATCACCATCTTTGGTGGAATGGATAAGCGATACTGTCATTGGTGGTAATCGTTTTGGTAGATGGATGTAGCAGTGATATCGTCGTATGCTGTAGGGATATAACGATTCCTAGTACTTACCGTATATTGAGTATCGTTATAAGTATCACATTGTTGCTTACGTTCGTTATGTGTATGTGGGTGACGGAACTGATTACGTAATGGTTGCTTACGATATGTTCTACTCATTGTTGCATACAGTAGTATAAGTAGTGACAGGATTCAGAAGAATTGGGAGAATCAGTACTCACAAGATTCAGTAAGTAGAGTAGATGAATGAACTAAGAGGGAGAGTTTGTCTTTGGTCTTTTATTCCCTCACTGTTCATTAAAGAGAGAGAGGAATAAGGACAAGACAACTTGTTTGTCTTGGATTATTCCTCCCGCAGGAGTCGGGTCCACCCTCCCTTCTCCTGTATACGGGGCGGTTTGCCCTTAAACCCAGGTGGGGACTGAACTTTTACCAGCTAGTTGTCTTGCTTGTTTACGTTGGTCTAAATTGAATCCAAATGCCATATGACTAGCAGCTGCTTGGGGGTCATCTAACCAAGCTTCTTGCATATCATTCCAGTCTTCTTGCTTACGTAGTTTAACAGTTTCATAGGCAGAGATAGCAAGAGCATCTGTAAAGTATTTAACACCTTGAGCTAGGCTATCAAGTCTATCATCATGTCTTACTGCACCTTTTTCACGACACATTCTACTCATCTGATAGAATAGCATGTATAAGAGTCGTGTTTCAGGTGCTGCGTCTTTATTGGAGTTAAAATCCCATTCAACTACTGTTCTATTAACAATAAGTTTATGTTGATTTAGGATAGGTTCTAAGGTATCAATAATTCTGTCTTCTTTACGTACATTAGCACGTACTTCTTCAATGTCAATAGCTTGTTTAGTTTGTTGTAGGTGTTTTTTAAAGAGTTCACCAACAATACCATCACCAAAGTTTGTTTCAATTAGGAGTTTAGTGACACCATACTTTTTACAACCCCTTAAGATGTCTAGTAGTGTAGCATCACTATAACCATCTTGATATGCACGGATCTCATGTAGATAGATAAAACCATTACGTTGGGATAGGAAAGAAGCTGCTGTTTCGTCTGTACCTCTACCAGATGGGTCTACTGAACAAATAGTTTCAGTATATGGTAACCACTCACCTTGCATAACCATTGGTGAGTAGAAATAATCACCAGGTAAGCCAACAGTAGGTAGGTCTTTAATTACATTACTAGGATCTGAGCACCAGACAACAGCATCAGGGCATTCTTTAGGATTGACTGCTGTAATAATCAGGTCTTGCATCTTAAGTGGAAACTTCTCAGCATCACTAAGACTGGTATCCAGCATAAATTGCAACATAAAGTTGCTACGACCCATAGCTGCTTCCCGTTCTAACAGGTCATCGTTAGAGAAACGATCTGGATCTGTTACACTCCATGCTTCAATACCACCTTCGATGTCTTCCTGTACTTGAGGTGCTAGAAGTCCTTCGTAGTTAGATAGCTTACGTGGGTAACGTGCTGGCCAAACAAAAGGTTTGTAGTTACGTTCGGCTAGTTTACGGTAGATAGTAAAAGTAGTCTGTGGTGTACCAAGGTACATAATACGACTATCTTTTTTTGGTGTAAGAATTGATTCAGCTTCTGTACATAGTTGCAATAGTCGCTCTCGCATCATTTCAGACATTGAGTTGCCTGGAACCTCAATATCGTCTAGAATCATCAAGTCTGCACGACTACCAGTCAACTGACCAGTAATACCAACTGATTTAACGGAAGGTGCTTGGTGAGGACTACAGGCAACATCAAAACTAATACGTGACCACCGAGCATCATCACTCTTTGGTCTTAAATGCGACAACCAAGGTGTTTCAATGATCAGCTTCTGAAGGAAGATGGACATGTTATCTGCTCGCTCTTTGGAAGCGGAGATAATCATGATCTTCTTTTCTGGGTTATTGAAGAGTGTCCACAACACAAACGCTCCAGTAATCCAAGATTTACCGACTCCTCGGAAGGCTTGGATCTGCAGTCGCTTTGGTCCATGCTGTAGGTAATCAGCAATAGCGTATTGAGCACGGGTAGGTGAGGGTAGATCTAGTTGAGACCATAGTGCTTGAAGAAAGATCTTAAAATCACTTTTTAATAGATCAAGTGTAGAATCGCCTCTAGCAGTCTTGTTATTAGTCATGTGGTAGAATATACCTAAGTAAGGGGAGAGGCGCCTTGTAGGGGCTTGTAGGCACCTCTCCGTGTGTTCTAATTAATTCCCATCAGTTCAGATAGCCCAAACTCAGGAAGTGCGAACCTTGCACCGCCAACACCAAAGGATAACTTACCTCCGCGTTGGCGTGCTTCAGCTGCTCGTTGTTGTAGTTCTCTAGCACGTAGTCCTTCAGCAGTTCTACGCTCTACATCTTCAAAAGTACCACCAGCAACACCTTCAGGTTGCACTACATCACCAATAACAGGCACTTCACCTGCACCTGTTTCTAGTAGTCTAGCAACGCCTTCTCGGGTATCGCCTGCAGCAAAGGCTTGACCAGCACTCAGGACACCAGCACCAAGACCAACAAGAGGTAACACTGATCCAGATGGTTTAAATTTAACTGTACCACCTTTTTGAATCAATGAAAGTTGTTCATCAATAGCTGGTTGCACGTTTTCAAGGAACATTAAAGCTGCAGGTAACCGCTCATTAAGAGGTACATCTTTAAAATTAAGAAGAGGTTTACCTGTTGATTGAATAAAATTGGTTTTCATCCAATCGTGAATGCCTTTATGTTCTGCCTTGTTAAGTGCTACAAGGTTTTGCTCTACATTACCAAGAGGAGCGCCTTCATCCACAAACCACTGGGCTAGTTCTTTCTTTTCTTTATTGTTTAACCCTTCAAAAAATGGTTGATATACTGAAATAACTCGTTTGTGGTGTTCTTCTAATCCGGAACCCTTTGCTGCTACAATGCCTTTGCCATAAGCATCTGTACCAGCTCGCTGCATTATTTCATTTGCAGTACGAATAACAGCAGCATCAGCACTCTTACCTTTGTAAGATATTCGAGTCTCGCCAGCCCGGCCTCTTTTTTTAAGTGCAGGACCATTGTATCCTACTTCTTTACGCCATTCAGCAAGAGATTTACCAGGATTATCTTTCAACCACTGCTCAACGTTTCTAAAAAATAGGCTTTCTTCTTTGCTAGCCATTATTGTATGTGTTGTAAAATAAGATGTTCTCTAGGTGTTATCCCAAAGGTGTTACGCATCCACGTAAGCCAGTTGTTGCTACCTTTAGCCTGATTACACTCCCAACATGAGGGTACAAGATTTGATGTAAGGTCTTGCCCTCCAAGACAACGAGGGCGAACGTGATCAAGAGTAAGTTCATGTAATTCATAATGATTTCCACAGTAGACACATTGACAGTTGAAGTGTTCTTTAATGGCACGCCTCCAAAGGCGTTTCGCTTCGGGACTTGTCATCGTTATTAGGTTGTGGAGGTAATGATCAGGTGACGGCAGCAGGGGAGTCATT